TCGAGATTTTCAAGGATCGCATCCTCCAACAGGTGAAGGCCTACCTCGAGGGGTTCTACTCGAAGGACACTATCCAGAACACGCCTATCGTCTCGAGCGTGAACCTTGCCCGCCGGATCGTGAAGAAGGAAGCCAGCCTGTACCGTCGCGCCCCGACTCGTGAGTTCTACGGGATGAGCGAGGAGCAGGAAGCGGTCATTCGCCAGATTTACGCTGACCTGAAGATCGACTCGATCATGATGAAGGCGAACGAGTATTACAAGCTCCAGGATCAGGCGCATCTCTACCTTGTGCCTCGTAAGGGTAAGCTGAAGCTCCAGGCGTTGCTCGCCCATAACCTCGACGTGGTTCCGTCTAGCGAAGATCCAGAAGAGGGCGAGGTCTATGTCATTAACGGATTCGACCGCACCATGGCGAACGTCAAGGTGAGCGAAGACGGAGACAGCATGGACGAGATGATCGCGGACGAAGACGACTATCAGGCCGGGCTCAAGGCCTCGGCGGTCTGGTCTCCGCTGTTTAACTTCGTGATGGATCAACAGGGCAATATCCTGCCAGCGGAAAGCTATGAGAACCCGATCGGTGGGGTCGTTCCGTTCGTTGACATCAACGGCGGTAAGGATGGAGAATACTGGGTCCGCTCTGGCGCGGCTCTTACCGACTTCACGATCCAGTTCAACGCAGGGCTAACCGATCTTGGGAACGTGGTACGGATGCAGGGCTTCGGCCAGGCATGGCTCAAGGCTCCTTCGAACCTGATTCCGAATAATATCCAGATCGGGACGAACTTCGTCCTGCGCCTGCCCATCGATCCGAACAATCCGGTTGAGACTGACTTCGGCTATGCTAACGCGAACCCTGATCTGCAAGGCTCGCTCTCCTACCTCGAGGGATTGCTCTCGAGCTTCCTAACCTCCCGGGGCGTGGATCCGAAGGTCGTTAACGCGAAGATGGACTCGGTGAAGTATAGCTCTGGATTCGAGCGCCTGCTTGCCATGGTCGAGCAGTTCGAGGCCTCCGAGGCTGACATCTCAGCGTTTCAGGATGCCGAGCAAAAGCTGTTCAAAATCATCGTGGCCTATGTGAACACCTACGGAGGGACGAGCGTACTGCCTAGCTATCGGGTAGCTCCGATCGGCGAGGATGCCTTCGTCGAGGTTAGCTACAAGAAGCCTCAATCGGTCATGAGCGAAGCCGAGAAGCTGGCCACCATTCAACAGCGCAAGGAGATGGGGCTAATCACTCAGGTGGAGGCCATCGCCATTGATCGCGAGATCGATGCCGATGAGGCGCAGGAAGTCTACCAGCGGATCCAGGCCGAGCAGGGCGCAGAGATCGAAAGAATCATGCCAACTCGCCAGCCTGAGACCGTGGACGTCGAGGACGAGGACGAGTCGCTGAATGGCTGAGCCCGGGATCAAGCTCACGAAGAAGCGAGTCTCTCAGAAGCTCGATCTGAATGAGCTGACGGGCCGGAACATAGCCTCCGACTCGGTTCTGGTTCGCAAGATCGCTCAGGGCATAATCGACTACATGGTTGACCGGGCGAAGTCTGGCAGGGGCCTCGGGCGCAAGGATCTGAAAAGCCCATACTCGAAAAGCTACTCCGAGAGCCTAACCTTCAAGGCGGCGGGCAAGGCTCGTAATGATGTAAACATGACCTTGTCGGGAGATATGCTCCGGTCTATCGACATCCTCGAGGAGGACGGGGCCAGCGTGGTGATCGGCATCGAGGACGAGGTTGACGCTCCGAAAGCCTACGGACACCAGACAGGATTCGAGGGCCACCCCACGATCCCGAGCGGGAAGTACAAACGCCCGTTTTTCGGCGTGACAGCCGACGAGGTGAAGAAGCAAGTCCTCCCGAAGTTCAAAGCCGAGATCGACCAGAGCGCAGGAGCCAGAACGATCAGTTCGCTTGAGAGCCAGGAGACCGCGATCTCGTTCATCCAAGGGATCAGGAGGCTCGGCCAGCTCTTCGAGGTGATCGAGTGAGGCTGAAGCTAAACCAGAAAAGCCTAGACCGCCTAGAGGCCGACACTAGGGAGAGGCTGACGCGAGTTCTGTCGAATAAAGAAATGTTAGGCGAGGCTGGTGACATGATGATCGACATGATCCGGCAGAACGCCAGAAAAGGAACCTCGACGGTCACTGACCAGAAGTTCGCGCCACTATCGAAGCCATGGATGAAAACACGCGATAAGATCGCATCGTCGCAAGGCACGCATCCGACCTATTCGAAGAAGCGGTCGAACCTGACTCTCTCGGGCCAGCTACTGGACTCACTGAAGCGCTCAGTGGTCGGGAGGGCCGTAAGAATCTTCTTCGATGGCACTCACATTCCATACAGGATCCAGACAAGAAAGGGCATCTCTCGAGTCGGTAAGCTGATAAAGAACAGCAAACTGGCGCAGTACGTCGCGGAACAAGGTCGGCCATTCTTCGGATTCTCCAAAGCATTTGAATCAAAGCTACTTGCACAGGTGAAAAGGGTTGTAATCCGTTACATCCGGCGTAATCTGTGACAAACACTTGATAACCATAGGAGGATCGTCAAGAATGGAAGAACAGAACGTGGCCAGTGGCCAATCGACAGAAGGCAGTGCCGGAAGCCGAGACAGTTCGGGTGATGTTGTTAAGTACGAAACCTATTCAAAAGCGATTGGAGAGATCAAAGCTCTCAAGTCGAAGCTGAATGAGTTTCAGGCTAAGGAACACGAACGGGAACAGACTGTGTTAGCTGAACAGGGCAAGTATAAGGAAGCCCTGGAGAGCGCTTTGAAGTCCAAGCGGGACATCGAGGAAGCTCTCAAGGCCAAGGATGCCGCCTATGCTAAGACAGTTTTCCAGAAGGAGGTCAAAGCACTGGCCGTCCAGATGGGAGCCCGGAAGGAAGCCTTGGAAGACATTGTCAAGGTGGGCGACTGGTCTAGTGTCGAAATCGATGAGAGCTTTAATCTCAACGTCGATCAGCTCAAGACTCAGATCGCGAACCTCGCGAAGTCGAAGCCTTACTTCTTTACAAACACCGCCACAAAGCCGGGTGATGTTCACGTGTCGGCTGGTAAGTTCGAGTCTGGAGAGAAATCCGTAAAGGATCTTTCGAAAGACGAGATCATCAAGAAACTGAAAACACTCTAACCAAAAGGAAATACTATGCCTGACGTCATCACAGGGAATACAGAGCTAAGCTCTACTAAGAATGATCTGATCACTAGCCTCGTCCAGAAGGAACTGAAGTTCCGGGCGAAGCTCCTCGCAACTGTAACCGACCTGTCCAGCTACGCTGGCAAGGGAATGAAGTCGATCAGCTTCCCGAAGCTGTCTTCTTTCACCGTTGAGAACCGCGCAAGCGCAACTCCTGGAACCCTCCAGGCTTTGTCCGCTTCTGTGGATAAGCTCGACCTGAACCTGAACGCCTACGTCGCATGGTTGGTTGACTCGTCCGACGAGATCCAGTCCTCGATCGATGTTCAGGTGGAAAATGCTTTGAGGGCCGCCGCATCTCATGGTCGGTTTGTGGATGAGAGCATCATCGCTGTCCTCGAGGCTGGCGCTGGTCTCGACATCGGAACCGCTCCTATCACTTCCGATCTGATCCTGGACGCTCGCGAGCAACTCGTGAAGTCTTTCGCTGATCCTATGGCTTGCACCATGTTGATCGGCCCAGATCAAGAGAAAGCCATGCTGAAAATCGCTGACTTCGTTCGCGCTGACTACTACGGATCCAGCAATATCCCAGCGGGCGAAATCGGTCGGGTGTGGGGAATGCCTGTAATGGTTCACCAGGGCGTTGCCGCTGGTAAGGCTTACTTCTACAGCAAAGACTCTGTAGGTATCGCTTTCCAGAAAGCTCCTTCGATGGCTGAACAGCCTGAGATCGCTTACGGAACTAACGCAAAGCGCGTTGCAATCGACCAGCTCTTCGGCGTTAAGGCGCTCCAGACTGGCGAACTCGGCGCCGCTTCTGGCAAGTCTCCATTGATCGTGAAGCTCTAATCGACTAACGGAATGGGCAGGGACTCGCTTCCTTCCGCAATTCCGAATTTCATCACCGCCTCGAGCCCGATGGGTTTGAGGCGGTTGATGCTATCTAACAATGCCAGGATGGGAGCCCATGTTAGATACTTTGATATTCAACAGGCCACAGTAAACGGTCGCCTCGTTTGGATCGCATGGTTCTATGAGGATCTCTCCTCGATCGGTATCAGAGAGCTGGAGGGGGCGAAATGAGTCTTCCGGGCAGTCAGCATGACCGCGAATACAAAAAGTTTAGGGACAGCGAAGACGGTCCAGCCGTTGCAATCACTGTCGACAAGTCGCTAAACGTCGAAACCGCTGGAGTTCAGTGGGACGAGATCGTGACCACGTTCCCATCTGCCAACGTCGACGTGTTTACTTACAGCAAAGCCGGGAACGTAGTCCAGACCGTAACAGTGACTTATGAGTCGGCTGCTAAAAAGACTCCGGTGTCAGTCGTGAAGGTGAGGCTCTGATGCCTTGGAAGTTCGACGCACAGATCGGCGACCTGGTTTTCTTCATCAAGCCCGATGATGTGTCGGATCCTGCGAACGTGACTCTCGGAGACGCTGGACTGTCTGATCTGGCTATCGACACAGGAGATCGAACAAATGACGGCGCAATCCTTGACCAAGGCCTCCGAGTGATAGAGGTTGGTGGATAATGGCTATCTTACGAGTTCCAAGGATTACGACCGCGCAACGCCTTCCGCTGGTTCTGCTAGACGGAGAAGTTGTTTATGATACCGATAAGCTCAAGTTCTACGGTGGCGACGGTATAACCGCTGGCGGTAAGCCGATCGGCGCTGGAGTTCCCGAAGGTGGCCTCGAGGGCGATCTTCTCGCGAAGGCTTCAGCGGTTGATTTTGACACAGAGTGGATTCCGCAGGGATCGCTCATCCAGGGCTTCATCACTGACGTTTTCACGCTCGATTTAACGGCGATAAGTGCAAAGAAATTAAAGCTATCTCAGCTACCGAAATCAGCCGAAGGTGTGCGGTTCTCGCCGGACGGTGGCCCTGATCAGAGGTTGGGTGTTGACTTCATTTTATCCGGTGATGAGATAATCTGGGACGGTCTCACGCTTGATGGCTTTCTTGAAATCGGTGAAACGATCCGAGTCAGCTATCCTGCGTGAAATTAACAAAACAAAAAGGATGGGAAAAGAATGAGTTCACCTAATAAAATTAAGCAGAAGTACATCGTACGTCTGAACTCTCAGGCCTATTACGTCGAACAAAACGGCGCGATCAAGGCTGTGAAGGCTGACGGATCCGAAGCGGATCTTCTGAAGCTCGACGGATCGGATCAGCCGATCCTGATGGGTCATGAGGTCGCGAAGAAATCCGAAGTGGACGCTGTGGCCTCTGGCCTTGCTCAAGAGCTTATCGACCGGGCCGCTGGTGATGCCGCGAACCTGTCTCGCATTGAGACTCTCGAAGGCTTCGCTGTTGCACAGACGATCTATGTCTCTAAAAACGGTAACGACACGACTGGAACTGGCGGTCAGCACAAGCCATTCCTGACGCTCACGAAAGCCTTCAGCATGATCACCGACGCAAGCCCTACCAAGCGTTATGTGGTACGCGTTGCCGCTGGTGCTTACACAGAGGCATCTGTCGCACTTCCTTCAAACGTGTTCGTAATCGGCGAGCAGAAGGAAACCGTTCGAATCACTGGCGCTGTATCAATGGGTGCATGGACACAGGATAACTCTGGATCGGATGACCGCTCCGGGTTCTCCATGGTTACGCTCTTGAGTGCTGCGAACTTCAACTGGCAGACTGCCAAGTCTCGCGCTGGCAAGCTCTACATGAACGAAGTGGTCTTCGGATCTACTTTGAACCTGTATGGATACGACAACGCGATCGCACAGGCTCAATTCGATTCTTGCGTGATCTTCGGAGCTGTTACCATCAGCGGCATCAATGTCGGCGTATTCTCGAACAACGTGTGTTACAATAACGTGACCTTGAACCAGCATCCGAATGGCGGGATGGCATCCATCCTCGCTGCTTCCGGTGGCTATTGCTCTGGAACCGTTCGGTTCAACACCACTGTGAACGACTTCGGTCGTCGCTCGTCTGGTTTCCTTCGGGCATTTCCGTCTGAGAACCTTATCGTCGACGGTTCAAGTTCCTATGCTGACGCTGACCTGATTTCTCAGGGCAAGTCTAGCACTCAGAAGCTGAACGGCGGGAACCTTG